TGGCGGTCCTCCCCCTGGATTCTGGAAAAAAACAAACAACGATCGGACGGCAATCGTGGACGGCACCCTGAACCCCCGGCGGGTCGACATGACCGGGCAGCGATTCGGCACGTTGACCGTCGTCAAGCCGGGAGCGCCGCGGCACTGGATCTGCCTGTGTGACTGCGGTCGAACGCGCGAAATCCGCCGGCGGGAACTGCTGCGGTACGGCGCCAAGTCCAGCTGCGGCGACACGCGCGCGCACTGGCGCGCAGACGTCGTGACCTACATCGGCGCGCACGATCGCTGTCGGCGGGATCGCGGGCCGGCCAAGAGCCACCAGTGCGTCGACTGTGGCGGGCCGGCGCGGCACTGGTCCTACAACCACGACGACCCGAACGAGCTAGTCGGACCGCAGGGCCGCGGAACTACGGCCTACCCGTACTCGCTCGACCCGGCGCACTACTCGCCGCGCTGCTCAAGCTGCCACACACTGTTCGACGCGGCGAGAAATCGGCCGCACTACGCCGGCGCCGGCTGATGGCGAGCAAGCCCCCGCTGCGCGCCGTGAAGGATGGCGAGACGCCGCCGGCGCCGAAGAAGCGGGCACCCCGGAAGGCAGCGCCGCGGACGATGGCGCACGCTGCGAAGCTGTCCCGGAAGACGATGCTGGAAACGATGCGGGACAAGCTGGCCGCGGCGATCGACGACCCGCGGGCGCACCCCCGAGACATTGCCAACCTGATGAAGCAGCTGGACGACGTGCTGTTGAAGCTCGACGCGCTCAAGCCGCAGAAGGCCGTCGCGGCGCCCCAGACAGCGATTGCGAACACACCGAATGCCAGCTGGGACCAGGACGCGATCTAGCCGGCCGACGGCGACCCCGAAGAAGGGCCGGCCGACGCCGAAGCAGCAGCGACCGACGATGGGCCGGCCACCGTCGAAGCCGATGCAGGGGCCGAAGCTCTCCGAGGTCGCGCGGCACATCATCCAGCCCGAAGGCATCATGGGCACGGCGTGGCCGGCCGTCCGCGACACCTGTCGGAATATCGGCTGGACGTTCGACCGCTGGCAGGACGGACTGGGCCGGCTGATTCTGGCGCTCGACGTCCAGGGCTACTACGCCGCGGACACGTCGGTTATCAGCATTCCGCGCCAGGTCGGCAAGACGTACCTGGTCGGCTGCATCGTCTTCGCGCTCGCGCTGCTGAACCCGCGTCTCACCGTGATCTGGACGGCGCACCGCACGAAGACCGCCGAAGAGACGTTCGACAGCTTCAAGGCGATGTGCGAGAACAACCCGCTGCTGGGCGGCATCGGCGGGCCGATCATCAAGCGGATCAGCGAGTCGCGCGGCGACAAGGGGATCTATCTCCGCAACGGCAGCCGGATTCTGTTCGGCGCGCGTGAGCACGGTTTCGGTCTGGGTTTCGCCGGCGTCGGTGTCCTGGTGCTCGACGAGGCGCAGCGCGTCACGACGCAGGCCATGGACGACCTGATCCCGACGATGAACACCGTCGCGAATCCGCTGGTGCTGATGACGGGCACCCCGCCGCGGCCGTCGGACGCCGGCGAGGTCTTCGCGATGCACCGGCAGGACGCGCTGGACGGCGAGGCCGAAGGCACGCTGTACGTCGAGTTCTCCGCGGACGACGGCGCGAGCCCGGACGATCGCGCGCAGCTGCGCAAGGCGAACCCCTCGTATCCGCACCGCACCGGCGAACGCGCGATCCGGCGGATGCGGAAGTCGCTCACCGAAGAGTCGTTCCTACGCGAGGCGCTGGGGATCTGGGACAAGACGCTGCACCGGCCGGTGGTCACCGCGGCGCGCTGGCGCCGGCTCACGCGCAACCTGGACAGCGAGCTACCGCCCCCGCCGGACGGGACGAAGCCGGACGGGTTCGGACTGGACATGTCGCACACCCGGCATATCAGCGTGAACGCGACGTGGATCGACCAGGACCAGGCGCACACCGAGGAAGTCTGGGCCGGCGACGACACCGAAGCGTGTCTGAACTGGGTCGAGGACGCGTGGCGCCGCGCCGGCCGGCGGACGGAAGTCGTGATCGACAGCGAATCGCCGGCCGCGTCGCTGGTCGAAGATCTGGTGAATCGCCGGGTCCGGGTCCACGTCACGAACGCGCCGCAATACGCCTCAGCCTGTGGCGCCGTGGAAAATCGGCTGAAAGCTGGCACGCTGACACATGGAGGTCAGGACAGCGTGACGAATGCAGTCGTGAAGGACGGTCGACGTCGGCCGATCCGCGGCGCCGGCGGCTGGGGCTGGGACCGGCGGAACCCGTCGAGTCAGATCCACCAGGCCGTCGCGATGACGCTGGGGCTCTACGCTGCGATGAAGAACAGGCGCGCCATGCGACGCACGTCTGCCGAAGATGATGCCGACCGAGAGGCGATCGTGCTGTGACTACTGGAAACGGCGACCAGTCGACGACGGCCGAGGTCTTCAAGTTCGTGATCCCGGACCTGAACGACGACTACGTGGACACGATCAACCGGCTGTACCAGCAGCTTGTCGACCGGACCCCGCGGAACCTGCTGCGCGCGCAGCTGTACGACGGCAAGTTCGCGCTGCGCCAGATCGGCGAAATCATCCCCCCGACCTACCTCCGCACGGCGACCGTTCTGGGCTGGTCGGCGAAGGCCGTCGACACGCTGGCGCGGCGCTGCAATCTCGAAGAGTTCACCTGGGCCGACGGCGATCTGGCGAAGGAGGGCGGCGACGAACTGATCGACGAAAACCTGCTGCTGACGAAGATCAACAGCGCCATGGTTTCGTCGGCGATCCATGGGCCGGCGTTCCTCATCAACACCGAGGGCATCGCGTCCGACCACGAACCGCCGGCGCTGATCCACGTCAAGAGCGCGATGCAGGCGACCGGCGACTATTCGACGCGCCGGAACGCGATGGACAACCTGCTGTCGATCATCGACCGCGACGACAAGGGCAACCCGTCGTCGATCGCGTTCTACGAAGACGGGCTGACCATCCTCAGCGAGCGCGACGACCGCGGGAAGTGGTCGAGCGACATTCGGACCCACGGCTACGGGATTCCGGTCGAGATCCTGCCCTACCGGCCGCGCGAGGATCGGCCGATGGGTTCGAGCCGGATCAGCCGGCCGGTCATATCGCTACAGCAGCGGGCGCTCAAGGCCGTGATCCGCATGGACGCTCACGCCGACGTCTACAGCTTCCCGCAGATGATCCTGCTGGGCGCGAAGGGCTCCGCGTTCCGCAACAAAGACGGCACGTTGAAGCCGGCCTGGCAGATCGCGCTGGCGCGCGTGTTCGCGCTCGAAGACGACAAGGACGAACCCGACTTCCCGCGGGCGCGCGCCGACGTGAAGCGGTTCGAGGCCGCGAGCCCTGAGCCACACCTCAAAATGCTGGAACAGAACGCGATGCTGTTCAGCGGCGAGACGTCGATTCCGGTCGAAGCGCTGGGGTTCTCGAACCGGGCGAACCCGACGTCGGCCGACGCGTATATCGCCGCGCGCGAAGACCTGATCGCCGAGTGCGAAGGCGCGATCGACGACTGGCGTCCGGCGATCCAGCGGTCCTATATCCGCGGGCTCGCGATGAAGAACGGCAAGGGCTCCGTCCCGAAGGAGTACCGCACGATCCGCGGCCGGTTCCGGTCCCCGATCCACCTGTCCAAGGCTGCCGAGGCGGACGCCGGCTCGAAGATCCTGGGCGCCGGTCCCGAATGGCTCAAGGAGACGTCGGTGGGGCTCGAACTGCTGGGGCTCACGCCGGACCAGGCGAAGCGGGCACTGGCCGAGAAGCGGCGACTGGGCACCGTGAACGTGGTCGACGCGCTCACGAAGCTGCCGCCGGCCGGCGACGTCCCCGCCGGCGACCAGCCCGACGTGATCGACGGCGAAGTGGACCAGCGGGCACTGCCGGCCGGCGGTCGACGACTGGCGGCGGTCGATGGCAACCGGGGCGCCTGAGTTCCAGGGCGCGCTGGTCCGCATCGCTGACGCGCTCGCGATCGAAGCGAAGAAGGTCACGAAGGCGCTGGCGCGGCTGGACGCGGCCGACGCGCGGCGCTACGTCTCCGACGCGTATCCCGAGATTGCGACGCCGTTCCTCGCGACGGCCGGCGACTTCGCCGCGACCTGGTACGAGGACCAGCCGACGACCGCGGACGCTGAGTTCATCGCGACGCCGGCGGATCTGCCCGACGTCGAGCAGCTGGCCGCGAACGGCCGCTGGGCGCTGACACAGCCCGACCCCGGCAACGCGCTGGTGGGTTCGTCGCGCCGGCAGACGTTCAACCAGGCGCGCGAAACGATCCTGAACAACGCCGAAGAGGAACCCGGCACGAAGTGGGTCCGTCACGCGCGGGCCGGCGCCTGCGGGTTCTGCCGGATGCTCGCGACGCGCGCGCTCACCGAAGGGCACGGCGGCGCGCCGGGGCTCTACAACACCGAGGCGACAGCCAGCCAGACACCACACCGGAAGTTCGAGGTCGGGCACGACTTCTGTCGCTGCATCGTGGTCCCGCTGCGACCGGGCGCCGAGTACGTCCCGCCGGACTACCTGCCGCAGTGGCTCGACGACTACTACGAGGTTTCGCGCGACGCCGACGGCCGGCTGCTGCCCCCGCACGTCATCGCGGCGCGCATGGAAGCTGTCGGCCGCGAGCGCCAGGACGCCGGCGACAAGATGCGACGCCGGCCGAACGAGGCGCTGGGGCCGGACGTCGTGGACCTGGACCAGTCGGCGCTGACCAGCGCGCGGCACCTGACCGAACGCAACGCCGCGCGAGCGGACGAACTGGTGGCGCCGGCGCGCGACGTCGTGAAGCGCACGAAGGACGTCGCTGTCCGGGCGGACGCCGTGGTGTCGAAGACCGCGGCCGTGGCCGGCATCGTGAAGACCGTCGTCGACTTCGCCGAGGAAATCGCCGGCGACCAGTACCCGCTGCTGCGCGTCGTGAAGCGACTGGTCGACGACACCGAACGCGCGCTGTCTTCGGCCGCGACGCTCACCGGCAAGGCGGCGACTGTGACCCGCGTCGCCGAACGCACGATCCGCGACACGGCCGGCATCGCGCACGGCGCGCGCCAGCTGGTCGACGACACGCAACACCTGATGGACGAAGTTCGGGGGATCGCCGACGACGCGAAGGCGCTCGCGTCCGCCGGCCGGCGCGCGCTCGACGACCGCGGCGGCGACGGCGGGCTGTGGGAACGGGCGAACCGCGCCACCGAAGAGGCCGTCCGAATCCACCAGGAAGCGACCGCACTGGTCGACCGGGCGCGGGCCGGCGTGGAGTCGGCGCAGAATCTCGTCGCGGCCGTCGGCGAAGTACCGACGAAGCTGTCCGCACCGATCCGCGACGTCCGATCGCTGGCGAACCACGTCCAGGACGTCGCCAACACGGCGCAGATGGCCGGCGCCGACGCGCGCGTGGCCGCGAACACGATCCGGCAGATCGCCGAGGCGCTGAACCAGCGCGAGCGCGGCGACGACGACGAGCGCCAGGCGCCGACCCGCGTCCAGTCCGAACGTCTCGACCAGCCGGCCGAACTGGAACAGGAACCCCTGGACGTCGAAGTGGTCGAACTGGACGACGCCGAGGCATCCGACCGACAGCTGGCGATCGAACGGGCGCCGGCACAGCTGGCGATCGAACGCGCGCCGGCCGAGATTGTCACCGCGAACGACGCGCCGGCCGTGCCCAATCCGCCGGCCGGCGCGATCGCGGACTGGCTGGCCGCGGAGGACGAGCACTTCGCCGCGCTCGAACGCATCCGCGCGGCCGACGCCGTGGCGGAAAATCTCGAGCAGCGACCAGCGGAAACGCCGGACCCGATCGCGGCCGGCGTGCCGCTCGAAGCGCTCGAACCCGTCGAGGCGCCGGCGGAAATCCGCACCAAGGGCGACCAGCTGCGCGCCGCGCTGGCCGAGGCGCAGCGTCTCCGCGCCGAACCCGACACCCGGAAGACCGCGCAGGGCAACACGAAGGCGGCGACCGCGCGCCGGCAGCAGCGCCAGTTCAGCCGGAAGAAGGCCGTCGAGGACGCGCAGGCCGCACTGGACGCGGCGATCGCCGACGGCACCGCGGACGAACCGATCGAAGCGCCGAAGCCGAAGCGCCGCGCCGGCCGGAAGCCGGCCGACGTCGAGGCTGAGCTACGCGCCGCCGGCGACGCCGCGATCCAGGCCGCGGTCGACGCGTTCGAGGCAGCGTGCGCCGGCGGCGACGACGACGCGATCGACGCAGCGGCCGACCACATGGACGCGGTGGAGAAGACCGAACTGGCGCGCCGCGAGAAGGCCGACGAGCAGCTGCGCAAGCTGGCCGAGAAGAACGAACGGCTACGCGAGCGCCGGCAGGCTGAGCGCGAGGCCGAACAGGCGGCGATCTATGACGAAATCGGCGACATGCTCGACGAGGACGCGTCGATCGAAGAAATGCACCTGGCCGAAGCCGAAGTGGTCGCGCGCCGCACCGGCCGCGACGTCCAGGACGTCCTGGTGTCGATCCGCAAGCGTGAGTTCATGCGCACCGCCGAAGTGTCCGGCAACGGGTTCGAGGACACGCTACGGGGCGTGTTCCGGTACGAGGTCCACAAGGCGTACCAGCTGGCCGAGGCCGAGACGAACGGGCACATGGTCAGCCGGCAGTGGGAAGGCAAGTTCGACCCGCTGAACCTCTGGTACTGCTCCGACGCGCAGGCGCGCAAGGTGATGAGCGAGGAAATGGCGAACTGGTTCGACGCGAACGGCCGCATTACGCTGCCAGTTATGCGGCAGATGATCCTGGACGGCGACGAGAACTTCGCGCGCCGCACCGTCCAGAATCAGGATTACCTACAGTGACCAGCCGCGACGAGGCCGTGGAGGCGCTGCGCGCCGGCCAAAACTCGAAGCTGGGCGACCCGAATCCCTACGGCGACGACCGGCCGCTGCTGCGCCGGATCTGGTTCCGCGGGCACATGACCATGCTCGAATTGCGGACCGCAGCGTCGCCGGCGCGGCAGGCATTCCTGTCCGCTCAGGGCGAGACGGGTTAACCTGCTGGTATCCGACCCGAACCGGGCGGACCCACCAGAACACCCGAATCGGGAGACAGCACCATGGGCGACACCGCCAACCAGAACAACGACGACGGCTCCAACGGCGCCGGCGGCGACGGGAACAACAGCAGCAACCAGAACCAGAACGGCGGCGCCGGGAACGACGCCGGGACGGGCAAGAAGCGCAATCCACTCTTCGCAGATCTGCCGGACGATCACCCGCTGGTCACGGCATACACGCGGTTGAAGGACGAAAATGGCGTCCTCAAGCCGAAGGCGAAGCTGGTCGACGACGCCGAAGAGGCGAAGAAGACCGACGCGCAGAAGATCGCGGATCTACAGGGCAAGCTGGACGCGCAACCGCAAGCGGTCGCGACGGCACTCCGCGAACACCTGGTCGAACTGCACAGCATCGACGCGAACGACGCCGATCTGTTCCTGACTGGCGGGACACCAGAACTGGTGTTGAAGCAGGTAAAAGCGCTGCTGGAAAAGTCCGGCGGCGGGCCGAAGCGCGGCAACCAAGTGCGGCGCGAGGGCACCCCCCAACAGCACAGCCAGGGTTCGGACGAGACGCGCGACTTCGTTCGTGCGATCACGAACCGGGAATAACCGATAAGGAGGGCCAGAGATGGCCGTTTTGCAGTCCACTGACCTGTTTCTCCCCACGAACATCGCCGACGGCATCGTGGAGAAGGTCAAGACGGGTTCGACCGTAGCGGCGCTGTCCGGCAGTTCGCCGCAGCGCTTCGGGAAGACCGAAATCATCACGTTCGACGACGACCTGACGGCCGAGTTCGTCGAAGAGTCGCAGGCCAAGGGCAGCGACGACGCGAAGCCCGGTCGCGTGACGGCCGTGCCTCACAAGGCCGTCGTCCAGATGCGCACCAGCGACGAGTTCCTCTGGGAGAACGAGGACTACCAGCTGGGCGTGATGGAGAAGTACCAGGAGAAGTGCTCGCGGGCGCTGTCTCGGGCGCTGGATCTGGGTCTGTACTACCGGACCAACCCGCGCACGAACACCGTCATCAACGCGTGGACGAACTACCTCAACTCGACGACCAAGCGCGTCGAGAAGGGGGCGAACGCGGACCTGGACTTCGAGACCGCGGCCGGCCTGGTGATCGGCGCCGGCTACGGCGTGAACGGTGTCGCGTTCGACCCGACTCACGCGTGGACACTCTCGACGTCGCGCTACGCCGACGGCCGCAAGAAGTACCCCGAACTGGGGCTGGGCGCGTCGGTGTCTTCGTTCGAGGGCGTCAACGCGTCGGTGTCGTCCACCGTCTCGGGCAAGCCGAAGGACGGCGACACCACGGACAACAAGGTCCGGGCCATCCTGGGCGACTTCTCGGGCGGGATCTACTGGGGCGTGCAGCGCCAGTTCCCGTTCCGGCTGCTGGAGTTCGGCGACCCGGACAACGCGGGTCGCGACCTGGCCGGCCACAACGAAATCCTGTTCCGCACGGAGATCGTTTACGGCTGGTACGTCTTCGCTGAGCGGTTCGCCATCATCGAAGATCTGGTCGCGTAGTCCAGTCCTGACACTGCTCACTGAAAGGGGCTGACCATGGCAAGCAAGACCACGCGACTGACCAACGTCGCGACGGGCGTCGTCGTCAACGTCGACAGCGACACCGCCGACACGCTGGGCGCCGGCTGGTTCACCGACTCGAAGATCGGCGCAGCGCGCGCCGACTACGAAGAGGCGCAGGCGGCGCAACGCGCGGCCGAAGAGCAGGCCGAGGCCGATCGCGTCGCGGCAGCGGAGAAGGCCGAGGCGGAAGCCAAGGCCGCGGCCGAGGCGGACGCAGCGGCGAAGGCGAAGGCCGCGGAGGGCACCGAGGCGGAACGCAACGCCGCGGCGCAGAAGCGGGCGACCAGCGCCGCGAAGTCCGACACGAAGTAGGGACGTGATGACAGAGCCAGCCCCGGCCGAACCGCTGTTGAAGCCGGAAGACTTCGACGAGTTCGCGTCGACCACCAGCACCGCCAAGCGGCAGCAGATGATCGACGACGCGCTGGGGCTGGCTCTGTTCTACGCGCCCTGTCTGGCCGCTCCCGACTTCAAGCACCGGGCCGCGGCGAAGGCCATCGTCCGGGGCGCCGTGCTGCGCTGGCTCGAAGCCGGCAGCGGCGCCGTCGTCACGCAGTCGACGATGAGCTACGGGCAGACGATCGACACCCGGCAGCCGCGGCGCGGCATGTTCTACCGATCCGAAATCGACGATCTGCGCAAGCTGTGCGTCTCCGACGAGGACACCGGCGGCGCATTCAACATCGACACGCTGCCGGCCGGCGGGACGATCCATTCGCCGGTCTGCGATCTGCAACCGTGGATCGGCGGCGATCACTGCACCTGTGGCGCGAACCTCACCGGCGCGGCCGGCTACCCGCTGTGGGAGACGCACCCCGACGACGGTTACGCCTGATGGAGTTCGTCGTACCTGAGCCGTTCACCGTCACGCACATAACGCGCGTGGCGGTCGGGAAGAACCCCGCCGGCCAGATGAAGTACCAGGACGTTCCGAAGCAGCGGAAGGTCCGCGCGTTCGAGCCGGCCGGCGCCGAAGAGGTCCAGGCGGCGCAGCTGGCCGGCCGGAAGATCACCGAACTGAACATGGCGGACGACGAGGGCGATTGGCCGTCGGACAGCGTGGTTGTCCTGTGGGACGGCCGGCGCTTCGAGGTCAACGGCGACGTCCGCGACGAGAACCTGGGACCGTATGGCTTCAAGCCGGGATACGTGATTCCGCTACGGAGGGTGACCAGTGGGGCGACTTAGCATCCCGATCAGCGATCACCGCGAAATCCGGCGCGATCGCAAGGGCACGTTCGGGGTCCGGCAGGAGGTCCGCCGGATCGCCGTCACGATCAAGGTGGTCGCGACGCAGATCGCCGGCGACGTCGGCCGGCCGTCCGGCCACGACGAAGAGGGCTACGGCATCGAAGAGCAGATCGGCACCGACCGCGTTCGCGAGAAGATCTGGGCCGCGACGTCGGCGACCGAGAAGGCCGAAGCGCAGCGCGCACCGCTGCAACAGGCCGCGGCGCGGGTCCAATGACGGGGCCGGCGCTGGTCGGGCCGACCATGGAACCGGCGATCGCGTGCCGCGCGTATCTGACGCGGCGCCTGGCCGATCGCGGGATCACTGAGGAATACTTGCCGGTGGGCGCAACGCAGCCCGAAGGCACCCCGCGCCGATACGTCCTGCTGAACCAGTTGGACAGTCGCCGGCGCGGACCGCTCGCGGATTACATGCTGCGGGCTCGCGTCTTCAACGAAGACGCGTTCGAGGTCGGGCAGCACGGAACCGTGTTGCACGCTGCATTACTGGGCGCCGCGCAGGTCCGCATCGTTTTCCCGGACGTTGGGCAGCTGTGGGTGACTGGAACCGAACACGTCTCCGGGCCGTCCGACCTGGACGATCCCGACGTGCCGTTGTTCGGCCAAGCGATGACCGTCTGGTGGACGGTCGCACTCAAACCGATTGAAGGGAACACACCATGACGACACCCGTCACTCCTGGCTCTGTGTCGCAGCTGGGCGACTACAACCAGATCTTTGCCGCCACCCCGTCCGGGTTGCAGACGGCCGGCGGTCTGTACGTCGCGCCGGCCGGAACCCCGCTGCCGGAAGACGTGGACGAGCCGCTGAACGCCGCTTTCAAGAGCCTGGGCTACGTGTCCAGTGATGGCGTGACCATCGCGATCGACGGCAGCACCGACCCGATCGAGGTCTGGTCGGGCGAGCGGATCGGCGCGCTTCGCAGCGCGTTCAGCATCGAATACAGCATGTCGCTGTACCAGGTGCTTTCTCCGCACGTCAACGCGATGATCTTCGGCGACGGCAGCGTGTCGACGTCGGCGGCAACCGCGGAGCACGGCAACCGGATGAAGGTCGCCATCGGCTCGCGGATGCCGAAGGTCGCGTCGCTGATCCTGGACGCGTTCTTCGAGGACAAGATGATCCGTCAGGTCGCCGAACTGGTGCAGATGAGCGACATTGACGACATCACCCTGGTTCACAACGAGCCGATGGCGTTCGCGCCGACGTTCTCCGTCTACCGGGGCAGCAACGGCGATCACGTCGTCCAGTACTCCGACGACGGGCAGCGCATCGCCGCGTAACAGACGTGGCCGGCGCGCGGTCTGGTGGGCGCGCGCCGGCCACCCTGCACTACCTCCCACCAGAACCCACCAGGAAACCCACCAGGAAGGCAGCACATGTCCGACGACCACAACGATCAGCCCGAACACGTCGACTTCGATCCGCACGCCGAGGACCAGGCGCCGGCGCCGGCCAGCCCGGAACACGTCGGGTTCGAGGACACCACGCCGGCGGACCAGGCCGAGAGCGACGACGAACTGACCATCGTCGAAGAGTGGGGCGGCGACTACCCGAAGGGGTCCGCGCTGTTCTGCGCGAAGTTCGACGCCGACGACTTCGACGACGACTGGGGCGAAGGCGACTTCTCCGAGGGCGCCACCGTGGCGATCCGTCGCGGGACCGGGATGCCTCCGCAGGGCTGGATCATCCGGCACGCTCACCTGTCTGACCTGGAACGCACGAAGGCGATCCTGGAAAAGCACGCGAGCCCCGACGCGCTGCGCATCCTCTACAGCCTCAAGGACGCAGCGTTCGACGCGTTCGTGACTGCCTGGGGCAAGGACGGCGGGCTGGAACCGGGAAAATCCAACAGGTCTGCGCGGCGTGCCGCGAACAAGAAGCGGCGGTAAGGCGCGACGTTATCCAGGTGACGGCGGGCCGTAGTCGACTCGACGACGGCTCGCTGTCCTGGACAGACCTACACGCGATCATCTTCGCCGCGCCGCCGAACACGGCGGTTTTCCACGCGTTCGAGCAGGGCTGGAACACGACGGACTACCTGCTGGCGATCATCGGCGACGGCATTCACGACCTGATCTGGCAGAAGACGAAGGACGGCCGGAAGAACCGGCGCCGGCCGAAGCGACTGCCGCGGCCGAAGCGCGAGAACGACGGTACAGCGTCAACTGGGCTCGGTAAGGCTACCGTGATGACAGTCGAAGAGTTCGAGCAGAAGCGGACAGCGCGGATGCGGGCCTACGTCGAACGGAAGCGGCGCGAAGCGCGGAAGGGCAGCTGATGCAGGGAACCTACTGGCTGACAGTCCTCCCAGAGACGTCCCAGTTGCGACCACGGATCAAGCGCGCGCTGCGCGGCATCGACGACGACGCGAAGGTCACACCGACGGTCGACGACCGCGAGGCCGAGAAGTCGGGCAAGACGTTCGGCGACAAGTTCAAGCGCGGGTTCGAGCGTTCCGGCGCGTCGAAGCTGGGCGCCATGGTGGGCGCCGTCGGGATCGGGTTCCGCACCGCGACGGAGCATTCCCGCGGGCTGCTGCGCAACATCGGCAGCGTGGCGCTGGGGCTGTCTGTGGCGTCGAAGGTGGCGCGCGGGCTGTCGATCGCGCTCCTGGGCGCCAGCGTCGGGTTGAAGCGGGTCGCCGGCGTGGGGCTGGGCAAGCTCGCGACGGGGCTCGGGTTCACCGCGACGCAGGCCGGCCGCGCCGCGAAGGCGATCGGACAGGTCACCGCGTCGCTGCTGGTGCTGATGACGGTCGCGAAGGTGATCGGCACCATGACGAAGATCTCCAAGGTGCTCGGGGCGCTCACGATCGGCGGGACCGCGCTCCTGGGCGTGATGGCCGCGCTGACGACCACGATCGGGCAAGGGCTGGTGTCTGCCCTGATGGCTGCCGGCGCCGCGGCCGGCGTGGCTGTGGGCGCGCTGGTCGGCATCATGGGGCCGGCGATCGCCGTCGCGAAGATCGGGTTCAAGGGTCTGGAAGAGGGCGCGAAGGCGTTCGCCGACACGATGAAGGACGTCTGGGGTCCGGCCGACGAGGCGTTTAACAAGATGGTCGGGCAGCGCATGGCGCCGCTGCTGACGTCGTTCCGCGACCTCAAGATGGCCGTAACCGACGTGTTCTCGAACGCGCTCACCCCGGCGTTCAAGTCGCTGGGCGGGCTGATGGACACCATGAAGCCGCGGTTCACTGCGCTGGCCGGCGACCTGGGCGCGCTCGGGTCCGAGGTCGCCGGCGCGCTCGCATCGCCGGCCAACACCGCGGCGTTCCAGAAGATGTTCGACGCGTCGGACCGATTCTTCGCGAACTTCCTGGGTGAGTCCGGGATCAGCGGCGCGCTGGGCGGGCTGGTCCAGTTCACCGCGACCGCGGCCGACACGTTCGCCGGCGTCGGCAAGGGGCTGAACGAACAGCTGTTGAAGTTCGGCGAGTGGCTGCGCGGGATCACACCAGGCCAGATGACGGCCGCGTTCGCCGCGCTCAAGTCCGTGGTTATGAGCGTGTGGAACGTCGTCAAGCCGATCATCACGTTTGTTCGCGACCTGGGCACAATGGCCGCGCCGGCGCTGGCGCCCGGATTCCAGGCGCTCGGGAACGCGCTCGGGCAGGCCGGTCCCCCGCTGATGCGCATGGCCGAAATCCTGATGCCGGCGCTGTCGTCCGTGATGGAGCGGCTGTCGCCGATCATCCCCGAACTGGTCCGGGCGTTCACGCCATGGGCCGGCGTGCTCGCGCAGATCGCGCCACCGATCGCGTCCATCGTCGCGCAGATGGCACCGCTGGCGCCGCTGCTGGTCGCCGGCAGCGCGGCCGTGAAGCTGATTACCGTCGCGATGGTCGCCGGCAAGGCCGCGGGCATGGCGTTCTCCGTGATGCAGGGCGTCGCCGCGGCCGCGACCGGCGCCAGTACGGCATCGCTGGGCGGGAACGTGATCGCTCTCGGTGCTCACCGGGTCGCCACCGTCGCGTCCACGATCGCGTCGCGCGCGCTGGGCGTCGCGATGACGTTCGCGCTGGGTCCGATCGGGCTCATTATCGCGGCCGTGGTCGCTGTCGGCGCTGCTATCTGGGCGTTCTTCACGAAGACCGAGACGGGCAAGCGGCTGTGGGAGAAGATCTGGCCGGCCATCACGAACGCCGTCAAGGTGGCGTGGACGTGGATCAAAGACACGTTCGCGAAGGCGTGGCAGCAGATCGGGCCGTCGCTTATGCGGATCGGCGCGACCGCGAAGGACGCGTTCGGGAAGTTCGTCGAGGCGGCGAAGACAGTCTGGACCGCGATCCAGCCGGCGATCGCGTGGATCGGCCGGCTGTGGCTGACCGTGCAGAAGTTCAATTTCACCGTGGCGATCGGCGCGCTCAAGGCGCTGGGCGCCGTCATCGGCTGGCTGTGGACGAACGTCGTGGTCCCCGCGTTCAAGGGGATAGCGCTCGCGGTCGAGACGTGGTGGGCCGGCGTGCAGGTGGTTTGGGCCGCTGCTCAGCCGGCGATCCGGGCCGTCGGCGACGTCATCATGTGGCTGTGGAACAACGTCGCGGTCCCCGCGTTCGAGGCGATCAAGACGGCGATCACGACCTGGTGGGACGGTGTGCAGCACGTCTGGGGTCTGTTCCAGACGGGCGTCGACAAGGTGGGCGGCGCGATTACGTTCCTCAAGGACGCGTTCACGACCGGGTTCAACGCGATAAAGGGCGTGGTCGAGAAGGTCTGGGGCTTCATCGGCGGCATTCTCGACAAGATCCAGAACGGGGTCGGGAACGTCGTCGACAAGCTGCGGTCGATCCCCGGCATCGGTTCGCTGATCCCTGGCAACGCTGACGGGCGGGCGCCTGGGTTCGCCGGCGGACGGCCGGCCAGCGTGACGTCGCGCGGCATCGTCCGCGGTCCGGGCACCGGGACAAGCGATTCGATCCTGGCGCGTATCTCGAACGGCGAAGGCATCGTGAAGGAGTCCGCCATGTCGGCCGGCGGCGGCGTGCTGGTGGCCGCGCTGAACGCCGGCTGGACGCCGACCGCGGAGCAGATGCACCAGATGTTCCCCGGATTCGCCGAGGGGCTGAACCCCGGCGCGGACTGGATGCGTCGCACGATCATGGACACGTTCCCCGCGATCAAGACGATCGGCGGGCGCCGGTCCGAAGACGGCTATGGCGAGCACTCTTCGGGCAACGCGATGGACATTATGATCCCCGACTACCAGGGGAGCGGGAAGGCGCTGGGCGACCAGATCGCGTCGTGGATCGCGCAGAACCGCGAAGCGCTGGGCGCCAACGGCATGATCTGGCGCCAGACCAGCTTCGGCTACGGCGGCGACTGGTCGACCGGCAAGACGATGAGCGATCGCGGTTCGGACACGCAGAACCACATGGATCACATTCACGTCATCCTGGGCGAAGGCCGGGGCGCCGGCGCCGCGAGCGTGGACGTTCCCAGCGATTCCGTGTCGCTGGCGCGATCGCTGGGCGGCGGTTCGAGCAGCAGCAGTTCGACGTCGCTGGGGTCGAGCACGTCGGCCGGCGGCGGCAGCTACCGGGCCGCGACAGACAAGGAGACGGCCGCTTCGGCGACGCGGCTGGACAACGCGAAGCGCGCAGCGGAGCAGGCGCAGCAGCGGGTCGACGACCGGACCTACGCGCGGGACAAGGCGCAGCGCCGGCTGGACGAGCTACGCGCGGCCGGCAAGGACACGGCCGACGCGCAGCACAGCCTGGACGTCGCGAACCGCGAACTGAAAGACGCGACCGACGCGAAGACGCGGGCGACCGAGAAGGCCGCGCGCGCGGAGCAGGACGACGCGACGCTGCGCGAACAGGGCGTCGAGGATCTGTCGTCGTCGAAGAGCGAGGCCGGCAGCGGCAACGGGTTCGACGACCTGGGCAAGTCGCTGTGGGGCGGGCTGATGGAGACGATCGGGCTCGACGGGTCCGTGTTCTCGAACCCGTTCGAGTGGCCGATGGTTAAGTCCGCGATGGCCGGCGTGAACTGGCTGGGCAAGGCGCTGCTGGGCGACAGCGCGGACCAGGGCGCCGGCGGCGCCGGCGGCGGGACGGATCTGCTGGGCGGCGTGCTCAGCGGCGCAGCGGACACGCTGGGCGTCGACAGCCTCAACCCCGCGTCGAACCTGGCCGCGCCGGCGACCAACGTCGCACCGGATACCACGGCGCACGGCGCCGGCAACGGGCAGGCACCAGGGCCGGCCGTCGTGATCGAAAACGCCGGCATGTCGCCGGTCGACGTCGCGAACAACCTGTCCGCGGAGATGAACGCGCGGACCCGGACGACGAAGGTTCACTGATGAGCGAAGAGCCCCTGGTCAACTTCGACGACGAGTTCTACTACGAAACGCCGTCGCACCTGAACGACTTCGAGGGCAACCCCGCCTACGCGCCGACCGACTACGCGCACCCGTCCTGGCAGCGGTTCACCAGGTGGGAGGACATGGGGCCGAAGGGCCACATTCTGCGCAGCGAAGATCCGTCGTGGTTCTGGATGCACCCCGCGACGAACTGGAAGATCTGGCATATCTCCGGGCCGCGCGAGGGCACCGAAGGCGTCGTGATGGCGAAGGGGCTGTCCGGGGTCGACGACTTGGAGTTCGAGCACCGCTACTCGAACGGGCCGTACCTGATCGGCGCGGAGCGCGAGCGCACCGACTACCAGATGGGCGTCGTCGACATTGGGTTCGTCATCAACCCGTCGGCGAACATCAACCGGCCGGCGACCGGCAAAATGGGGATGCTCACGATCGAAGACAGCTTCCGGCAGTCGTTCAGCGACACCGTTCCTGGCTTCCTGGGCTGCTTCACCAGGCCGTCCGGCCTGCGGTGGATTCCGGCGATCAAGGGCCAGAAGTGGCGCCGCGACGCCGACGTGTCGCCGACGGCGCACGGCAACGCGACGAACATTCTCAGCACTCAGCTGCACATGCCCTGGCCGCTCTACGCGAAGCCGGCCATCACCGACGCGTGGAAGCCGGACTGGGAAGTGATCGCGCGCGACGGGTTCGACCGGCACACGTTCAGCATCGCGAACAAGGGGACGTTCGAGTCGGCCGCGAAGTTCATCGTCCGCGGGACCAGCGACGACGACATTGTGATCGACGGCAAGCGCGGGTACGGGGTCCGAATCCAGAACGGCAACGGCGGGAACATGATCCCGATACCGAACCTGCTGCCCGACGACGGCGGGTTCGTGTTCGTTGACACCGACCCGGCGCGGCAGACGCTCACGTCGGAACTGGAACCGATCGACGGGCAGCTGTACCGGACGCTGCGCCAGTCGCAGTTCCTACAGCTGCTGCTCAAGCCGCAGCTGGACGCGAAGCTGCCTATCCAGCGACGCATCCCCGGCGGCATCGACTTCGACGTGATGATCCCCCCGCGCAGCGTCGCTCACATCAACGTCACGCACACGAACCCGAACGGGTCCATCGAAATGATCGTCCCGCAGTACTACCGCTCTAGCTGGTCCTGATGGCGGCGCCGTTCGGTCCGACGTCGGCCGCGAACCCGACGATCGACAGCTGGAACGCGATCAACGCGCGCCGGCGCGTCATCGACGCCGAGGCGAAGGCGAAGCCGCTCTACCGGCTGATGGACAAGAACCTGCGCTACATCGGCACCGTCCACACCCACAAGGGGTTCGACGCGGAGCAGATGCAGCACGACAGCGGCACCGGCGAAGTGGTGCTGCGCGGGTCCGACTGGCTGGTCAACTTCCTGCGGACTGACGTCCGGGCCGAAGAGGATCTGAACTTCATCGTCGACCCGTACCCGCACCGGCGGAACTGGCGCTGGCGCTGGGGCTTCAAGGTGACCGACGTCTTCGTGGGCCGCGCCGAGGACGGCGAAGTGACCGTGACGTTGCAGATCACGGAGAACCGCGAGCACTGGAAACACATCCTGTTCGGCGCGACCGTGTTCGCACCGCCAGAGGCGCAGCCGATTAAGTGCTTCCTGCTGCCGGCCAACTGCCGGACGGCGATCGCGACGGCCGGCGCGGCGAACCTGGCGCGCCAGTTCAACCCGGCGCTGGCCGTGTTCACGAACCTACTCAACCCCGGCGCCTACGTCGGCGCCGCGCTCGGGCTCGGGCTGCCGGGTAACTGGTCCTTCCTGAACCACCCGCTACAGATGCAGTTCGTGAACCCGATCACCGACACGTCGCGGCTGTCGGTGCTCATGTCCAGGTGGCAGGACGCGCACAGCGTCACCGAAGCCATGCTGCGCGACGCCGGCTGTCAGGTCCGCACGTATGTCTGGCTCGAAGAGGACGAGGACAGCCCGCACCCCGAACTGGCGCTGCTGATCGGCGAGAAGCTGGCACGGCCGCGCCGCAACTGCATCGTGATCGCGGTCGAAGAGCGGGCGCAGTACGAAGGTGTCACCGGCCTGGCGCCTGACGGCGCGTTGAAGCTGATCGCCGGCAGCGCGGACGACCTGATCGGGACGATCATCTACGCCGACGAGAACGGCGACGGCGAGAACGATCCGCTGGTCCGAAAGTGGCTGGGCGCCGCGCCGAAGAAGCCGTCCATCGTGTTCCGCGACGGGCCGCGGTCGGCGATCATCTCGTCCGAACGGCACATGTTCAAGGGCACCGCGAAAACCATTATGACCGGCGGAAAGTCGCCGCAGTGGCTCAACCAGGTGCAGACGTTCCTGATCCGCTACGCGCTCTCGAAGATCGCCGAAGCGGTGGCCGTGTTCGGACAGATCCCACTCACCGAGGGCATCGAAAACGTCTACCAAAATCAGGGCGATGACGTCTGGTTTGCGTTCATCCGCTACACCGACGTGAACCGAGAGCTCAACGGCGGCGACTTCGGTCTGCTCGAAGAGTTCGTCCAGGGCAGCGGGTCCGCCTACGTCATCGCGACGCCGCTCACGATCCGCGAGGGCTTGGAGAAGACGAAGCCGCACCAGGTCTTCAAGGTCGAGGTCCGCAACGCACGGCCGCACCGGATCTTCCTGGACGTGGACCTGGGCGATCCGGCGCTGTTCGAGATAGACGGCATCCTGCACCAGAACCACGTTTCGGCGATCGGGCTCAAGGAGGACGAGACCACGCCGAAGACGTTCCGTATCAGCATCGGCGATGATCGGGAGACTGATAGCGGACTGTCGCGGGTGACGCGCACCGCGCAAGAGTTCTGGAACGGGCTCGCGACGATGATGGGACAGGGGACGAACTTCTGATGACCGACCAGTACGAGGGACCGACACCCGAACAGGTCGCGGCGATGAACGCGCTGCTGGCGTCCCCGCTCGAAATGCTGCGCGAGCGCGGCGACCAGGACGCCGAACGTCTCGGGTTCGAGATACCGCCGGACCAGCAGCCGGCGCAAGATCTGGTCTGGCTGTTCGATCAACTACTGGACAACCCCGTCGACAAGCACGGATTCAGCTACGACCTGCGCTACCTCAAGCCGCTGCTGGCGTTCCACTTCGCGCGCTGTCTGCCGGCGCAGTTCGGCGGCGAACCGAAGGTGAAGCGGCGCGAGTACCCGAACGGCTACGTCGAGTGGGTCGCGCTCGACGCGCCGGATCTGCCGGCCGATCCGATGGCCGGCATGACGCTGGAAGAGATACTGGACCTGCCGCCGGCGCAACGCGACGAGGCGATCCGACGAATCCAGGGCGGCACACATGGGCCGGTCGAGAACCCCGACGATCACATTCCGTGGAAGGTTAGAACCAACATCGTGATAGACGAAGAGGCGCTGAAATGACCACGTTCGAGATGCCGGCTCTGACCGACGACGAAATCGACAATTTCTACCGAACGCACCGCATCCCGACCACCGGCGACGCGGTGGCGCTGTTCCAGGCGATGATCGCGGGAACGTGGGTCGGCATCGTCGGCGATCCCGACACCCCGCCTATGGCGTCCGCGACGATGGAACTGGTCGACGGCAAGGCCGTCATCACGACCACAGTCCTGATCGGGCCGCGCGGGTTCCCCGGCAAGAACGCGCCGATGGTCGACCTGGAATGGCCGGTCCCGCTCAACGAGGACGGCACGATCGACCTGCCGACCGACTGGGGCGCCGAGAAGAAGAACCACGGCTACCTCCACGGCGGGCTGGTCTACGTCTGGGACGGTGTGAACGACTTCCACACCGCGCTACCAGGGCCGACCGGCAAGACCGGCGCGACGCCGGAAATCACGCTGCTGTTCGAGACGATCCCCATGTCCGAACGCACCCCGGAAGTGATCGCGGCCGGCGACCAGGTGGAGAAGGGCGGCACCCCGGAAAAGCCGTTCTACAAGATCCGCGCGCTGTCGCCGCAGGGTCCGCAGGGCGAAATGGGTCCGGTCGAGCAGCTGACGAACTACGACCCGAACAGCGCTTTCGGTGGCGCCAGCGTCGGGACGGTGCTCACGAAGCTGCCGAACGGCAAGTGGGGACCGTCGGATATGGCGTCGAAGCTGGTCCGGTTCGGCACGATCCCCGAAGGCGCGTTTACCAACTTCAACGGGTCCGCGCAGCGCGCGCCGATCCTGTCGTTCACGTTCCCCGTCCTGGACTACGACACGACGCTGCGCGTGGCCGGCCACTTCAAGGCGTTTGGTGTCGAACTGGACAGCGATCCGCTGACGATCGGCTGCGAAGTCCGGCTGGGCGATCCGCTGACCGGCGACCTGATCGGCCGCGGCGTGGGAACCCCGCTGGGCTGGACCTACGTCGGGCCGCACAGCAGCAGCCCGTCCGACCCGACGACGGCGATCGCACCGGACAACGGCGTGGGCCTGGTCCCCGCCGGCACCGCGGCCGTGATCCACGTCGCGCTGGTCAACGATGGTCTGTTCGGCGCGTACATCTTCAACCGGAACAATGCGCAGCTGGACTACCTGTTCTGCCCCGCGTGAGGATCTGACCGTGCCATATGAGAAGCGATACAAGACCGTCGTCCCGATCCCGCTGCCGACCGACTACCCGCGGCCGGCGACGATCGACGAACTGCTGGCCGGCGAAGGTCACCCCGACCTGATCCTGGCGCGCTGGCTGGGCCGCGAGTCGTTCGAGAAGACCGCGGCCGGCGACCGGCTCGAACTGGTCGAGTACCACGAACGCATCGTCCCGCTGGAAGACGTGAACCCGGCGCTGGCCGACATGCTCGGGCAGCCGATCGACACGTTCGTCTGGTTCGAGTTCTCCGGGCTGGGACGGCTCGACCAGGACGCGTTCGACTACTTCGCCGCTGAGTTCACCTGGAAGTGCGAAGAGTGGCTGCGCGCTGAGCGCGAGCACCTGGCCGCGCTCGACGAGGCCGCTACCGCCGGCGGCGCCTGATGGGCGGCAAGGTCCACGACCGGAAGCAGCTGGTTGTCGACCGATCGCCGACAAAGCAGCTGGCCGTCGAGGTCGGCCGGTTCAAGACACCGACGCCGATCGACATGGTGGCGTCGTTCGCGAAGGCGCTCGAAGACTACGGGCTGGAAGCGCTCGAACAGGTCACCGGCCTGGACCTGACCGGGCTCAAGCAAGCGCTGGACAACCTCAAGGCGCTGCTGGGCGGCGTGGATCTGTTCGGCGCCGGCGGGTTCGATCCGGCCGCGGCCGTGGCGCAGTTCTTCGCGTCCATCCCCGCGTCCGTGCTCGCGACGCTGGGCGGCGACTGGGGCGCGCTGCTGGCGAAGCTGACCGGCGGCGCCACCGGCGGCAGCGATCCGCTGACCGCGCTCGCGAACTTCTTCAAGATGGAACTGGGCGCGCCGATCACCGCCGGCCGGCTGCCGCTGATCCCGCTCGCGCATATCCGCAACGTCCAGCCGAACCTGCTCAACGATCCCAGCTTCGACGACGAAGAGACGCTGATCGGGTTCCCCGACTGGGACTGGGACGACACGACCGGCCGCACCCGCGCCGGCTGCGCGTACACGATGGCCGACGGGCAGACGCACGTCCTGCGCTCGAACCCCGTCGAGGTCGGGCCGGACGACGTGATCGACGTCGAGGTCTACGCGCAGTGGGTCGGGCTGACCGTCACCGGCGCCGGCGCCGTCCAGCTGGCGATCGCCGCATACCGGGCCGATGACACCCTGATCGGTGGCACGCCGGCTGTCGTGGCGTCCGCCGGCGGCGCCGGCTCTTCGGGCGGCTGGGTGAAGCTGTCGCATGACGACTGGGAAGTCCCCGACGACGCGGCGTATGTGGTGCTCGAACTGACCCTGACGACCGCGGCGACCGCCGGCGCGCTGCGCTTCGACGACGCATCGCTGAGCAAGAACGGCGAGCTACCGCAGTCCTACGTGTCCGGGCTGACCGAGACGTTGACGCAGATCAACGCGAAGATCCAGGCCGTGCTGAACAAGGCGTGGGAAGCCGTGTTCGGCGACGAGGAAGGCGCGATCGACCGCACCGCGGACGAACTGGCCGAAGCGCTCAAGAACATTCCCGCGGCGAACGTGATCGGTGTGGGCGCCGCGACGCTGGTCGACACCGTGACCGACATTCTGGATAACGTCTGGCGCGGGTTCACCCGGCAGCCGGTCACGTCCACGAAGTCGATCGCCGACGTCGCGAACGCGGCGACCAACACGTCCGAGACGGCCGACACCGGGTTGCAGGTCGGCGAGTGGAACAACGCCGTCCTGGGCATCCGCGACAACACTCCGCTATCTGGTGGCGTCGACCCGACGGCCGTCGCGATGTTCGACCGGCCGCAGGCGATCGGCGGCGACCTGCCGTTCCTGACCGTGACCAGCGCGGCCGTCCCGATCGCGTTCTGGACGTCGCCGAACGACGCGAAGCGCGGGTCGATCCAGTTCGTCGCTCGCGTGAGCGGCAGCGTCACCGCGTTCTATCTCGACTACTACAGCGTGGACCGGGCGACGCAGGCCGTCACGCTGCTGCACAGCAGCCCCGACCAGGTTCCGAAGCTCGCGGCCGGCTGGGGGAACATTCGGTACGACATGGCGGCGAATCTCCGCGTCGACTCCGCTCACGGTGACGTCCTGGCCGTCGGGTTCCGCGTCGCCGGCACCGGCAACGTCCAGGTGGCCGGCCGGCTGGACAACGCGACGTGGCCGGCGGACGCGACGCAGATCCCCCGCCGGCCGTCGGCGACGCGCGCCGGCGTCGGGAACACCACACTGGGCGCGCTCACCTGGTCCGGCGATACGCCATGGGTCGCGCTGGGCATCGTCGAAGGCGACGTCGCACCCCCGTACTTCGCACCGCGGACGACGCAGATCGGCGCGGCCGGCGCCTACGCCTACGAGATCCCGTCGTGGGCGAAGTTCGTCGACCGAATCACCGTGTCCGACGGTGGCGGCGGCGCCGGCGGCAACGGCGGCGTGGGTATCGCCGGCGAGGGCGGCGACGCGGGTATCTGGGAAGCGGAGACGCTGGAACGTGGCGTCGACTTCCCGACGGCCGGCGCCGTGCTGACCGGCACGATCGGCAACGGCGGCAACGCAGGGGCTCGAGAATCCAACGGCGGGAACGGCGCCGGCGTGACCCGGAACGCGATCGCCGGCGGCAAGGCTGCGGCGCTCACACCGGGCGGCGCCGGCGGCACCGGCGAGGGCACCGACTCGAACTATGTCCGCGGCGACAGCCCCGGCAACTTCGTGTATCGCGGCGTGACCTACGTCGGCGGTGGGCGCGCGAACGGCGGGTCCGGCAACGGCGAGGCCGGCCAGCCGGCCGGCGGCGGTGGCGGCGGCGGACAGGGCGGGTTCTACACCGTGGCCTGGCCTGGCGGTAAGGGCGCGCGCGGCGACGTCTGGTTCGTGGCGAGGCAGTCGTAATGGCGACGGGCTGGTTCCAGACCACGGAGACACCCCCGCGGCTGCTCATTCCGGGCTGGTGGGCGCTGCTGACGATCGACGCTCGCGAGGTCGCCGATCCCGTCCAGGCCGCGGCGCTGTTCGCTGTCCGCGGCATCGCTGTGCAGCAGTTGGCGATCGCCACGCAGTCCGCGGCGCTGCGGAAGATCGCCGGCCTGAGTCTCACTGAACTGGCCGATCCCGTCCAGGTCGCGCAGCTGCGCAAGATCGCGCTGGTCCAGCTGGCGAACACGTCGGCGCGGACGCAGGCGCTCGGGCTGACGAAGGTGATCGGGCTCGCGCTCGCGGCCGGCGTCGTTCCCAGCACGCAGGCCGCGGCGCTCGCGCGGATTCAGCCGATGCAGGTCGCGCGCACGGCTCCCAGCTTCCAGCAGGAAGCGCAAATCTACGTCGGCGCGCTGTCGGCGATCCGCGCGGTTCCCAGCTGGCAGTCGGGCAGCCTGGCCGGCATCTACACGCTGGCGCTGAACAACGCCGGTATCAGTTCGGCGCTGCTCGGAATCGAACTGATAAGCGCGTTCACGCCGATTACGCAGACGGACGTCGTGCTGTCCGGGCAGAACTTCCCCGCCGGCGCGCATGGCGTCTGGGTCGAGTGCCAAGCGGCCGGCGGATCTGGTGGCGGCGCCGGCATCCGCGGCGGTTCGGGCACCGGCAACGGCGGCGGTGGCGGTGGCGGCGGTGCGCGGCTGCGCGTCTACGTCCCGTCGTCGCTGTGGGGACCGACGAGCACCTGGGCGATAACCCGCGGCGCCGGCGGCACCGACAACCGCGGGCAGGGCACGGCCGGCGTCGCCGGCGGCAACACCGTGTTTTCGATCGACGGTGTGGACGTCGTGGTCGCGACGGGCGGCGCCGGCGGTGGCACGACGACGAACCCGTTCGGTGGCGGTGGCGGCGCGGTGGGCGCGCTGGGCGGGACGACCGTCGACTACGCCGAGAACGGCGGCGATGGGCAGGCCGGCGGCACCGCGGCCGGCCATCTGCCGGACAACCCGAACAACACCACGCGCGCCGGCGCCGGCGGTGGCGGTGGCGGCGCGAACAAGTCCAGCGCATACAACGGCGGCGACGGCGCCGACTCTGCTGCTGCGGCCGGCGGCGCGAACGGCAACCCCGGCGGCGCCGGCGGTAGTGGCGGAACCGAAGGTGGCGGCGGTGGCGGCGGCGGTAACGCCGGCTCCGGGTTCGGCGCGAACGGCGCGAACGGCGGCGTCGGTGGCGGCAAGGGCGCCGGCGGTGGCGGCGGTGGCGGCAAAGAGGGATCGTCGGGATCAGGCGGACAGGGCCGCGCCGGCGCGGTGGGCTGGAACGAACTGCAATGGGTCTGATGACCCGAACCAACAGATAGGATCGCGAACATGTCCGTAGGACCGACCGCTTACCTGGTCAACAAACTGCTGGATCTGACGTTCCGCAACGTCGCGTGGACACCGCCGGCCATCGTCTACGTCCGCGGGCACACCGGCGATCCGGGCGCGGCCGGCACTGCGAACGCCAGTTTGCAGACCACGCGCTACGCGACCAGCTGGGCCGCGGCAGCGTCCGGCCTGGTCAATATCAGCGGCACCCCCGAAATCACGCTGAACGCGACTGAGACGATCAGCCACGTTTCGTACTGGGACGCTGCCACCGGCGGCAACTGCCTGTGGACCGCACAGGCCAGCGTCGCGAAGGCCGGCGCCGCGGCTGACATCATCCGAATCACGACCGCTCAGCTGGGCTTCACCGGCCTGGCAGCGTAAGGGGAGACATGACTACCACCGAACCCGTAAACGTCGTCTGGGGCGTCCAGTGGGAAGTGTTCGTGATGCCCGCGGAGTTCGCCGGCTCGCTGCCGATCGCACCCCCTCCGATGGGCGACGAGCCCACCGAGGAAGAGCAGCAGGCATGGCAGGACTACCTGGAAGCGAACGCAGCTTTCGAGGCGCAGATGGTCACGCTGGCCGGCGACGAGGATAACTGGTCGCCGACCGTCGCTGTGATGGACGAAGAGCAGGCGCGCAACTCGCTGCCGATGCTGCGCGAGGCGAACCAGGGCAACCCGTTCAACCGGAACTTTCAGCTGGTCCAGGCCGTCGAGCCCGTTTGGACCGTCGTCGAGGCATGATCCGCCGGCTGCTCGACCGGCTGGACGCATTCGGGATGGACGACCCGGACGCGCGCGAAGGGCACCCCGAGGACCGCTGTCCAGTGTGTAGCGGGGCGATCGCCGATCACCCGTACTGGCGGCACCGCAGGGCCGCGGCGTTCGCGCTGCTGTTCTGGCCGTAGCAAGGAAACCCACCATGACCGAGAAGGTTCTACCGTTCGACCGGAAGATCATCCGCCAAGACACCGGGTACTGGTGCGGGCCGGCGTCCGCGCAGATGGCGCTGTCGTCGCGCGGGAAGTTCGTCGACGAAGCGACGCTGGCGCGCGAGTGCAGGACGACCACGAACGGCACCGACAACGTGGGGCTGATCGAACGCGTGCTGGACGTCCGAATCCCCGACGCGAAGTACCTGTCCGTCTACCCCGGCGGGCTCAAGATTGGCACGCCGGCGCGGCCGGCCAACGAGCGGCGCGACTACTTCTGGTGGGACGTCGTGCGGTCGATCGACGCGGGTTACCCCGTCATCCTGAACTGGGTTGTCCCGCCGAACCGCAAGCCGATCCGCGGCGTGAAGGGCAGCCCGAACCCGTCCTACGGCGGCGGCACCACCTACCACTACGTGACCTGTGTGGGCTGGTCCGACGAGGGCAACAACGGCCGGCCGTCGCTGCTGATCGCCGACAGCGGGTTCGCACCGAACGTCTACTGGGTGGACTTCGAGACAGCGTTTCAGCTGATCCACAGCGACAACTACAAGGGCTACGCGTTCGCCGATCACCCGCTGCAACCCCCGCCGGCCGGCGTGAAGGTGCCCCCCGGCGTTCCGATCGCCGGCACCGCGCCGACACCCGCTCCCGCGCCGGCGCCCCCGCCGGCCATCGTGAAGCCGGCCGGCAAGATCGCCGACCCCGGCGTCTACCTGCTGACGAAGGCGAACCGCTACGAGAACCGCGGCGGCAAGCCGTGGCCGTTCTGGATCGCGCTCCACACCAGCGAGTCGCGATCGCGGGCGCGTGACCTGCGGCAATACTGCGAAACGCACGAAGTCAGTTACCACGGCATCGGCGACGACCGCGAAGTGATCCGCATGGTTCGCGACGAAGACGGCAGCTGGTCGGCCGTCGGCGCGAACAACCTGGCCTACCACTACTGCTTCTCGTCGTCGTTCGCCGGCTGGTCGCGGGAAGCGTGGCTGGACCCGAACCCCGCGGACGGCTACAACGAGCGCGAGGCGCTGCGCCTGGGCGCGAAGCAGGTCGCGTTCTGGATTCAGCTGTCGATCGAACGCGGCCGGCCGATCCCGCTCGAATGGATCAAGGGCCGCGGCACCCCGCCATGGGGACACAACGGGATCTGCGACCACAGCAGCTTCGGCGCCTGGGGCGGCGGACACTCCGACGTCGGGCACAACTTCCCTGTGAACACGTTCATGGACGACGTTCGGTTCTGGCTGACCGGCACCGAGGCGCCACCGATCGCGCCGGCGCCCCCCGTCGTCGTGGCCGGCACGAACCCGGACCGCTACGCCGACTGGCTCGAATACGCCGGCAAGCCGAACCCGAACCGCGATCGCGTCGCAGCGATCCAGGCCGCGATGAACCGGCCACCGACCCCGTTCGGGCTCGACGTGGACGGGATCTTCGGACCGCTCACGCGTCTGGCCGTGATCGGGTTCCAGCAGCACGTCCACCTGGTCGCCGATGGCATAGTCGGACCCATGACCGCGGCGGCACTCAACCCGTAGGAAGGCGCCCACCATGCCCGAAATGAAGCGCGGATACTCTGGTCCGCTCTATAACCCCTGGTACGACTGGGCGAAGCGGAAGTACTCGCAGCTGGCCGAACTGCTGGGCAAGCGCGACGGCTACTTCGGCAGCGACGAAGAGCGCTGGACGTTCGCGTTGCAGGCGAAGCTGGGCATCGTCCAGGACGGCCGGTTCGGCGATCGCACCGCGGCAGCGGCCGGCTACACCTGGCCTGGCGAGTCGAAGCCCCCCGTCGTCGAGAAGCGCCGGCCGATCTGGCACTACACCGCGCCGGGTTCGGGCGCCCCCGGCAACGTCGGGCCGGCCTACCAGCTGGGCGAGCGCTGCAAGCGTGAGCACAACGTCAACCACCAGTGGATCGGCTACCCGATCGGCGGATACCTGGGCTTCATGGGCGGCGACCCGAAGTACTCGTATCTCGAAGTGATCGACATGCTGGACCGCGAACTGGAACGGCTGCTGTGGGCGAACCCCGACGTCCAGCGCGCCATGACCGCGCGCGAGCACGACTGGAAGGCGCCGGTCGACGTCGAACTGTGGTTCGAGGGCTACAGCCAGTCGGCCGACGGCATCCGGCGCAGCGTCGCGCGGCTGTTCGGCGACGGCGGGCCGTTCGAGCGTCTGCGCGATCGCATCAACGGGCTGATTCTGTTCGGCGATCCGTCGACACCAGGCACCGGCATATCTGGGCTCACGTTCCCCGCGTGGCTCGAACGGCTGTGTCGAGAGGTCAACTACCCGAACGACTTCTACGCCGTGGCGACCGACAAGATCCGGCGCGCGATGTTCGGGATCATCGTCCAGGCCGAAATGGAACTGCCGTTCTTCGTCCACGTCCTGCGACTGGCCGCGCGCATCATCCCCGACTGGCTCACGTTCTTGCCGCTGGGCGGGTTGCTGGGCGGCATCCTGGGCGGCGGCGGCATGTTCGGTTCGCTCGCGCAGATGAGCGTCGGCGCCATGACCGGGCTCAGCGGGAACCCGGCGCTGGGTTCGTTCATGGGCATGGCCGGCACCGACCGGGACAAGGCTGTCGACGACCAGCTGTACCAACTGCTGCGGCCGGCCGGCGTGCTCGCGTCGATCCCCGAGATGATCGGGCTGATCGCCGCGTTGCCAGGATTGCAGGCACACGGCGGGTACGAGTTCGACCAGGCGAAGATGGAAGAGGCGTTCCAACACGTCCACCGCTTCCGGCGATAGTGTGATGGTGGTTCGGGCGGACTTCCCCGGCGCCCGAACCGCCCACTATCGAAGGGAACCCCCGATGTTGTCGAAGTACACCCCGTCGCAGAAGGCCAAGGCGACGGCCGCGCTGCTCTCCGCGCTGGTCCTGTTCCTGACCACGTTCGCCGGCTACGTCGCCGACATTCTGCCCACCGGCAACGGCACCGCGGCGGCGATCGGCGCCGGTGTGGCCGTGGTCTGCGCGTGGCTGGTCCGCATGGCGACGTTCCTCACGAACGCGGCGCCGACGCTCGACCAGATCGCCGCGCACACCGACCAGACGATCCAGCTGGTTCGCGAGGTCGCACCCGAGGCGATCGACGCGGCATACGTTGGACGTCACCGGCGCGCGGAATAGGCCGTGGCGGCGTGGAACGGGCCGCGTCATCGCTCCTGGGCATCCGACACACGTCTATCGCTGTACTTCGCTATCGCGATCGTGGTCACGTATGTGATCTGGGAAATCGTTGGCGAGGCACCGCAGGGCATGGTGACGCTGGTCGGTCTGGCCGGCGGCGCCCTGCTTGGCGGGCTCAGCGGCGATAAGTCGAAGCGCGACGCAGAGCGGGCGGCGGACGTGAAGGACGCGCAGGACACCGCGCACCGTGCGGAAGTGAAGGCAGAACGGGCCGCGGCTGTCGCCGAGGTCGAGCACCCGACGACAGCGCGACGCGCCGGCCTGCCGGCTGACGACGTGGACGGGGGCGACCATGCTGGGTGACGTGCTCTCGAACCTGCTGTCCTGGTCGCTGGTGGTCGGTATCGCGATCGGGTTCGCGCTGTCCAAGGCGCTGGCCGTGGCGCGCGTCTGCTGGGCGGACAAGCACGAACCGTTGCCCGACGGCCGGCGGCGCTCGCGGCTGGCCGCGCTGCGCATCGACCGGCGCTGGCTGATCGGGTTCATCGCCGTGACGTTCCTGTCCTGGTCGGTCTACACGACGAACGAGAATGACCAGGCGAACGAGCGCAACGCGGCCGACGCGGCGGCGTTCGCGCTGCGGGTCCAGGACTGCCAGAAACAGCTGATCGAAGCGATCAACGCGTCGCGCGCCGTCACCGCGGCGAACGAGAAGCTGAGCGCCGACAACGATCGGCTGTCGAAGGAGGAACGCCGGCTGCTGGCCGAACTGGGCAAGGCTCAGTCCGAGTGGCTGGGCCAGCTGATCGCGCCGACCGACCCGCGGATCGCCGCGCTGGACCCCAACGATCCAGTTCGGGAGGAATACGGGTTCGCCGTGTCGCGGACGTTCTTCGCGAAGGCCGGCGACATAAACCGCCGGATCGACGCGATCCACGACGAGCAGGCGGCGAACGACGCGGCACGGCCGAAGACCAGGCCGGCGCTGCCAGAACCCAACTGCGGCAAGTAGACGAACGCCAGGCGCGCCGTCCGACAAGTTCGGGCGGCGCGTCTGTCTTGCGCGAAGTCCGACAAGTGGCGTAGCGTGGCCGGCATGACCAACCCCACCGAAACCCCACCTGTTGAAGAACTGACGTTGCAGGTCGCAGCGGAGCGCTACGGCGTGAACCTGCGGACGTTGCAGAAGGCCGCGGAGCGCGGCGACGTGCTCGCGAAGAAGAACGAGTTCGGCCGCTACGTCGTGGACGCCGAGAGCGTCCGTCTGTACGGTGAAATCGCGAAGGCGCGCGCGGCGCTGGCCGACTACATCGCGTCGAAGTCGTGACCGGCATCCGCGCGCTGTTCGGCGACGCGCTGATCGCGGTCGGCGAGAAGGTCCGCGGCGGACTGCCGAACGTCCACGCCGAATACGACTGGGACTACCAGCGGCACACCCTGGCCGGCTGGACCGCGCCGGCGCCGTTGCAGCGCTACACCACGCACGCGTCCATCCAGCCCGACGTCGTTCGGTCCGCGCTCGACGACCTGCCCGACTCGAAACTGCTGCGCATCGCGGCGACCATCATCACCGGCTGGAAGCCGATCCTGCTGTCGTCGGCCGCGGCGGCGCTCACCGACCTGGACTTGTTCATCGCTGCGCTGCGCGATCGCGCCGACCAGTTCGAGGCCGTCGAGCGCGACGCGAACGAACCGTGGCTGAACACCGATCACCTGATCGACCACCTGACCCCCCGCGACCGCGGGAACTGAAAAGAGAAGCGGCCGGCGCCCCCAACCCCGAGAGCACCGGCCGCACGACACACCGAAGGATGAGTTCGACATGTCAGAAGACAGAGTAATGCCGGCCGAGGCTATGACCCCGGACGTCGAAGAGCCGCTGCCGTACCGGCCGCTGCTGCCCTACCGCCGGAACCCGGACGAGGACTGCGCGCTGTGCTTCGAGCCCGCCGGCCGGCCGTGCGAGCCGTTCTGCATCGCGCGGCTGGACGCCGACGAGCAGCTGGCGCATCGGGACGCCGTGCTGGACCGCACGATCGACGAACTGGACTGCACGCTGGGCACCGTCCCCGGCGCGCCATGGGCGAAGCGGCTGGACCCCGACTTCGTGGACCTGGACCCCGAGGACTACCGCGTGGTGTCCTGCACGATCCCCCGCGGCCGGCACCGGGCGCGGCCGGACTACTGGCGCCGCGTCCGCCGGCTGCGGCGCGTGCTGATCGTCGCCGTCGTCGTGCTGGTCGCTGCCGTCGGCGCGCTGTGGGCATCGCAGCGCGCGAACGCGGAGTGGTTCGACGAGTGCCCGTCGGGGCTGTCGGGCGTCGCGACCCCGGACACCAGCTGCGCGTTCGCTGACAACGTGCGGGCCGCGTTCTACTGGCAACCAGGCTGGACCGTCATCGCGACGTCGCCGGTCACCGGGAAGTTCTACACGATGCAGTGCAGCCGGACCGCGACCGACGTCTGGCACTGGACGAACCCGAAGCGCTGCTACGGCGTGAACGACGCCGGCGCCGTCCTGGTGGTCTACATCGCATGACCACGATCGAAGCTGTCATCGTCGGGACCGCGATCGGCGCCCTGTTCACCCTGGCCGTGTTCATCGAACCGCCGGCGTTCATGGTCCAGCTGTTCGGCTGGCTGGCCGGCTGGTTCCGGCGCGGCCGGCACCACACCCACGCGTGGGGACCGGCGCGGCCGTTCTCCCGCGAGCGGATCAGCGTCGACCAGCTGCGCGCGCGGATCGAACGCGAGGCGATCCCCGTCGCGTGGCTGTCGATCGAACCGTCGGTCGAAGGGTTCCGCGCGGCGATCCGCGACGAACTGGCCGGGATCGCGGGCTGACCATGGGCAGCGCGACCGGGCTCTACGACCGCGGCAGGGGACCGCGCGGCAACCGGCTGTCGAATCCCCGCGATCGTCTGACCCGGCGCGCGCTCGAACGAACCTGTCCTGTGTGCGACGTCGAACCGGGCGTCTGGTGCGTCGGTGTCGCCGAGGACTTCAAGACGTGCGGCCGGACGCGCTCGCGGCTGCACTTCCATCGCTGCGAGTTTGTGGAGGTCACAGCATGAAAATGTGCATGGGCGGCGCCCTGGTCGGGCTGCTGGCCGCGCTCCTGGTCCTGGCCGTCGGTGTGCCGATAGCCGCGTTCGTCGTGATCGGTGTCGCGCTGCTGGCGATCGTCGCCGGCTGTGTGGACTACGTGCGATCGCACCCGGACCGGCCGCATGGCTGACGGCCGCAACTGGCCGGGTTACCAGGAACGCTTCTGCCCGATCTGCGGAGCGAAGACGGGAACCCACCGCGAGCCTGACGCGAAACACGGCGAAGTCGTCGCATACCACGACCACACTGAGCCCAAGACCGGCGCCCGCTGTCGATTCGTCGGCGAGCGGGCGGCGATCCGGGCCGTCGCATTCTCCGCGACGGACACCGGGATCAGTCCGCGGCAGACGGCCGAAGAGAACCTGCACCGGGCGCAGGGCTCGAAGGCCGCGGACGAACTACTGGCACGACTCAACGAGAGGCATCCCACCAGATGAAGTTCGGAATGGACGACGCAACGGCGCAGCGGGTCGACGACCTGACGCACGCGCTCGAAGCGCAGGCCGCGGCAAACGAGCGGCTGGCGAAGGCGATCGAAGCGCATACCGCGCTGCTCGACGCCGAGGCGAACGGGCCGCGCGGATGACGGCCGACCAGTTCGCGTTCGACTACGAGGCGCGCGAGCACGCGCGGACGTCGGACCCGGACACCAGTCACGAAGCGGCCGGCCGGCTGTCGACGATGAACAGCCATTGCGCGGCGCTGCTGCGCGCATACGCCGGCCACCCCGGCGGGCTGACCGCGGAGCGCGCCGGCGAGTACGCCGGCCTGGACGCTTACGCCGCGTCGAAGCGCAACAGCGACTTACGCCGACTGGGCATGATCGACCCGATGATGGACGGCGGCGAAGTCGTGAAGCGCGAGAACAGCAGCGGCCGGCGCGCCGTGGTCTACCGGATCAACGCGGCCGGCCGCGAGGCGATCCGATGACCGCCGGCGCCGTGAGGCCGATTAAGTGCCAGAACTGCGGATATGCGCAGAAGTACAGCAAGCAGAAACCGGGCGAGAAGCCGGCGTTCTGCACGTCGCACGAAGTCTGGCTGTGCTTCGGCTGCCGCGACACGCTCGACTGTGTGAAGCACGGACACCAGTTCGTCGACACCGCGCCGCGGCGCGACTACACCGACGCGGTTCCGCCGAACGACGGGATCTACGCCACCGTGGACGAAGAGGTCTACCACGGCGACCTGGATTCGCTGTCGTCGTCCGGGGCGCGCGCGCTGCTCGCGACCACCCCCGAAGAGTTCGACTGGAACCGGCGCAACGATCGCCGCGTGAACAAGAACTTCGACTTCGGCCACGCTGCGCACAAGATGGTGCTGGGCAAGGGGAACCAGCTGGGGCTGCTCGACCCGAAGGTCTGCGGACACGGCAAGGACGGGAAGATCGCGAAGGAGCCGGCGCGGACGTCGGAGTGGCAGGCCGCGGCGGCGAACTACCGCCGGCAGGGCAAAATCCCGATGCCGAAATGGGACATGGAGAAGGCGCAGACGATGGCCGGCCGCGTGTTCCAGCACCGGATCGCGTCGCGGCTGTTCTCCCGCGGGCAGGCCGAACACAGCATCTACTGGCACGACGACGCGACGGGCGTCCGGCTGCGCTGCCGGCCGGACTTCCTGACCGACGGGCTGGGGCGAACCATCTGCATCGACTACAAGACGTCGACCAGCGCGAACCCCGCGCAGTTCCAGCGCGCCGTGATCGACTACGGCTACCACCAGCAGCAAGCGTTCTACGAAGACGGGCTGGCCGAAATCGGGCTGACCGATGCCGGGTTCCTGTTCGTCGTCCAGTCGAAGACGGCGCCGTTCACCGTGTCCGTCTGCCGGATCAAACCGGAAATCGTCGCGCTGGGCCGGCGCCAGAATCGGGCTGCGATCGAACTGTTCGCGCGCTGCACCGAAGAGAACCGCTGGCCTGGTTACGACGGCATTCAGGAGGTCGGCATGGCCGGCTGGGCGACGCAGCAGATCGAAGCGTCGCTGGAAGAGTTCTACGCACTACAACCCACCGGATAGAGAAGGAAACCCCGCATGACCAGCAACGAAGTTGCACAGCAAGATCCCCGCGACGCCGGCACTCTCGAAGTGTTCCCGCCGGCGCGACCGCGCCAGTCGACGGCCGTCGCCGTGCTGATGGAGCACGCCGAGACGTACAACACCGCGTGGAAGCTGGCCGGCCAACTGGTCCGAACCAGCCTGGTCCCGAAGCGGTTCGCCGGCAAGCAGGCCGACGCCGCGGCGGCGATCCTGTACGGCGCCGAACTGGGATTGAAGCCGTGGCAGGCCGTCCAGCGCGTCGTCCCGATCCACGGAATGCCGACGCTCGAATCGCGGACGATGGTCGGGCTGCTCAAGGCTGCCGGCTACAAGGTGCGCACCACCGAGCAGTCCGATACCAGCGTGACCGTCGTCGGCCGCGACCAGGACGGCGACGAGTACGTGAGCACCTGGACGATCGACCGCGCGATCCGCGCCGGCTACGTGCCGACGCCGAAGCCGGGAGTCGAGAACCCGAACCCGCTCAACGATGACGACTGGGTGAGCGTCGAGAAGTTCTGGGACGGCAAACGCAAGGTGTCCGTCCTGGGCAACATGAAGTACATCACCGACCCGCAGACGATGCTCAAGGCGAAGGCGCAGGCCGAGGTCTGTCGCGAAATGGCGCCCGACGTGCTCATGGGTATTGGCTACTCGCGCGAGGATCTGGAATCGGAGACGTTCGACGACGAGCCCGAACCGCAGCGCCCCCCGTCCAACGTCGTGACCGAAGACGAGATCTTCGCCGAGGAAGTGCCACTGGACCGTCCAGTGTCGACCGAAGACCCGACGAACCCGACGGACAACCCGCGGCCGGCCGCGGAGCAGCCCACCAGCGCGCAGGAGACGCCAGCGGCGCCCCCCGCGCCGGACACCACCGAGACGCCGGCCGGCGACGCGGAGACGGACGCTCAGCCCGTCGACCCGTCGCCGGCCGAGCACGACGCCGAAGCGGACCTGGCCGCGCGCGAGGCCGACGCGGCGCAGGCCGCGCCGATCGTCGAGGGGCCGACCGCGGAGCAGATCGCGGAGCAGGCGAAGCGGGCGAAGATCGACGCCGACGCCGCGGAGAAGTCGAAGCGGATCGCGGCGAAGCGCTCGACGGCGCCGGCCGCGGACCCGGATCGGCCGAAATCGCGGATGCGGAAGGCGCTCGAAAAGCGGCTGTACGGGCTGCTGGGCGACGCCGGCTACGGCGACGACGCGAACCGCGACGGAAAGATCGCGCTCTACCAGGGCATTCTGGGCCGGTCCGACGTGACCAGCACCGACGACCTGGACGACACCGCGATCGGCAAAGTGGCTGACCAGCTGTACGCCTGGCAGCAGCAGAACGCGCTGGTCGACGAGGCGGACGCCACCGTGGCGCGCGTCGTGGCCGGCGAGACGTCCCCCGCAACCGCGGCGGACCCCACCAGTGAAGGGAACGAGTAGTGGCACTGATCGAAGACATGCCCGAGGATCTGCCGACGTCGAACGCGCTCGACGACGTGGACGATCCCGACGAGCAGGAAGAGCACGGCGAGCGCGCCGAAATCTTCCTGTCGGGCGCCCACGTCTGCACGCTCGACAACGCGCCGCGCGGACTGGGCCGGGTAACGCTCATGGTCGAACTGGAAGTGACCGAAGAGGCGACCAGGTTCACCGAGGACGGGACCGAAGTCCCGATCCGTCGCTGCCGGCGGATCGGCGACATGTGGATACCGGGCACGCCGAAACCGCCGACCCGCGAGGAAATCAAGGCGATGGCCGACGCGGCGAAGGCCAAGGCGCAGGCCGAGCAGCTGGCGGCTGAGCGCGCCGAGCAGGAAGAGAACGAACCGCCGATGTTCGACGAGGACGGGAACCCGTTGTCCGAGGACGCGCCGGCGCCGGCCGACGACGAGGACCAGGCCGGCGACGGCAGCGGCGACGCTGACGACGTGGACCCCGCCGAGTCGCTGGGCGAGGTCAATCCGCAATTCAGCGACGGCGCGACGTGAGGCCGCTCTACGTCCGGCAGTCGGAGGCCGGACCGAACGCGAGCAACACCGGCGACTACTGGTACACCGTGTCGACTGGGAACGGCGAACCGATCCTGACGTCGAAGATGTACCGGACCCGCGCGCGGGCGATCCGGGCGGCGCGCGCGTTCATGCGGCGCACCCGCGGACCTGTGACGTTCTCCTACTGGGCCGGCTACACGCCGACGCAGCAGGCCGAACGTATGGCGATCGGCCGGCAGCCGCGCGGGCAGCTGCAACTGGTCACCGAGCACTACCAGTTCGCCGATTAGAACCGGGCGCCGGCCGGTCAAGCAGCGGCCGGCCGGCGCCCCCATATCCCACCAGAAAGGCCCATAGATGCAGGGACACCAGGCGATCGACCAGGCGATCGCCGAACACGAAATCCGCGAGTATGCCGAGCAGCTGGGTTACCACGTCGGCATCCTGACCGACGGCACGATCGTCTGCGAGCCGCGGCCGGACCCGAACCACTGCGAGACGTGTCGCGCCGGCGCGGCCGACTGGCACGACCGCGCGCCGGCCGGCAGCGAGGGCGGCGACGACTGCGCGCGCTGTGGCGACGAACTGACCGCGTTCACCCGCTGCCAGCGTGTCGTGATGGACGAGGGGCTGTCGTTCCATCTGCGGTTCCTGTGCCCGAAGTGCTACGCGATCGAATCCGCCGGCTGACGTGCCACGCATCACCGCGGCGCAGATGCGCTCGAACTGGAACGCGTCGGCCGACGTCTGCACCGGCTGCGGGTCGACGACCGACGAGCACCGGCCAGACTGCACCCGGCACCCGTCCCCGCTGATGTGCGAGGACTGCGACGCGATCCGGCTACCGTCCGAACCGAAGACGCCGGCGTGGCGGTACGACCCGCGCACCCGGACCTATCACTGCCCAACCCACCAGAAAGGCACCACCGCACCATGACCGACTACCCGATCGACGCGCGTCCGTCCTGCATGGTCGCAGCGCTCGACACTCTCCGCGCCGCGCAGAAACTCAAGCTGGAACCCGGCAAGAGTGGCCGCGTCCGCGAGCACCTGCCCGAGTTGTATTGGTCGCTGATGACCGAAGCGGCGATCTACGCCGAACTGGCGAAGGCGCCCGACGTCGTGGGCATCGCGGCCGGCAGCCACATGACCGCGCGCGATGAGGGTATCCGCGAGCGCCGGACCCGAATCCGGCGTGACGTCCAGGCGAAGCTGAACGAGGTTCGCAACCGCGGCGGCAAGCACCCGAACACCGCGGCCGACCCGTTCGAGGCCGCGAACGGCGGCGCGTATCCCGTCCGCGTCATCGTGACGAACCCCAACAGCACGCACCGCGACCGAACCGGCATCATTTTGCAGAACCGGCTATCGGCCGACCGTGAACCGAGCTACCTGGTTTCGATGCTGCCGGGGACGACGGACCAGGACGGGCCGCGCGAAGCGGAACACGTCTGGTTCGATCGGAGCGAACTGGATCTGGTGGTCGGCTGATGGCGCCGGCGCAGGGCCGCGAAAACGCGGCGATCTTCAACCCGATTGTCCTGGCGCTGCCGAACTGGCACCCCGACGGACCGGACGGCGACGTGGACGGGTACGTGATCCCGTTCGTGTTCCCCGACGTCCGCGCGAGCGGCCGGCAGCCGAACCGGGCCGCGCGGATCGCGGTCGCGCTCACCGCACAGAACGAGTGGCGCGCGTCGCTGCGGAACTGCCAAGACCACGCCGAGACGGCCGACCAGGCGCGCGCGTTCGCCGGCGCCTGGATACGCGCGGCCGAAGTGCTCGAAGCGATCGCCGGCCGCGCTGCCGCGGCAAAGCGGGCCGCGGCCGACGACGACGTGGTGGACGCCGAAGTGGTCGACGATGACGACGACGACCCCGCCGACTGGCCGGACAACCCCGACGGATCATGCCGCGGCTGTGGCGTGCCAGTCGACGGCGCCCACCAGTCGACGTGTCCGGTCTACCTGGCGCGGCTGCGTCGCGAGACGCGATGATCGCTGTCGGGATCGACCCGTCGCTGACCAGTACGGGCGTCGCCGTGCTGGTCGACGGCCGGCTGAGGCACTTCGGCCGGTACGGGCGCGACGGGCACAACGGCGCCAGCTGGGCGTCACGCTCGAACCGGATCAGGCAGTCGCGGAGCATGGTCTACCAGGCCGCGACGACGCACGGCCGGCCGGACTGTGTGGTGATCGAAGGGCACCCCTACGCGATCGGCAACCAGGGCAACGAGTTCGACCGCGCCGGCCTGTGGCACCTGATCTTTGAGGCGTTCGCCGCGCGCCAGATCCCCGTCGTCGTCGTCGACAACAAGAAGGCGAAGGCGTGGGTTACGGGCGCCGGCAACGCGTCGAAGCTCGACATGATGGCCGTGATCGACGACTGGTATCGCGGGCAGATCGAACCACCGCTGGCGAAGTGGCGGAAGAAGGACAACCCCGACGACGTGGCCGACGCGATCGCATACGCGACCATGGCGGCGTTCAAGATGGGCGACCCGATCCCGTTCGAGCCGAAGGAACGACACCGAACCGCGCTGGCGCTGCTGGCGTGGCCCACCAACACGAAGGAACGATGAACCATGCCTGACCAGACCCCCCAGCTGGGCGACCAGCCGATCGAACCGGGTTACGAGCGGATGATGCAGGACGTCGCGCACGCGCTGGACATAGCGTTCAACGGCGGCGCGCAGGGCAACGACCGACAGACCGGGTTCGTGCTGCTGGTGTTCCCGTTCGGATCGGACGATGGCCGCTGCAACTACATCAGCAACGGCGCCGATCGCCGCGACGTGTTGCGACTGCTCGAAGAGCAGGCCGCGCGGTTCCGGGAATCTCTCTGATGGCCGCGCACGTTTACCAGTTCTCGCGCGAATGGAGCGGCGGCAAGCGGCTGTGTGGCGAATGCCGGCAGACCTATGAGCAGGGCGAACACACTCACGTCGCCGTGCTCAAGCCGTACACCAGTTACGTCTGCCCGAACGACACCGGCCGCGGACACTCTTCGGTGTGGTCTGGCGCGCAGAACGTCCCCGAACTGCGCAAACCCACCGATGACCGCTGCATCTGTGGCGCGCAGCTGGTCGAGGAAGACCGCGAAGTGTGGCGGCTGTCCTGGGAGTACGTGAGCCCCTGGACGGGCGACTGGACACCGTGCGAACGGCTGGGCTCGAAGCACAGCACCGAGCAGCAGCAGGCCGGCCTGGTGTCGATGCCCGACGAAGTTCGCAACGTCCAGCTGGTCAAGGTGGGCGACTGATGGCCGCGGTACGGCTGCCGGGACAGCCCTGGCGCGTGACGTGCGACCTGTGCGAGCAGACGCGGCTGGAACTGGACGGCGATCTGTCCGTGGACGCGCTGGGCGAGGCGATCCGCGAGGCCGGCTGGATCATGCCGGTCTATGGCGGCACGTTCGAGCGCAGCTGTTACAACCGGATGCGACTGCTGACCGGACAGCCACCGATCCCCGAACCGGACCCTGTGGCGGATCTGCTCGCGACTGTGACGAAGGTCCGCAACACGCTGTTTCACGCGCTGGGCATCGAACCCGATCGCCGGCCACAGCTGGCGCCGCAGCTGCCGGCCGGCTGGCGCGCGGAGTGTGACGACTGCCCTGGTGTCCGCGAGCCCGACTATGGCGCCCTGGTCTACCCGCACGCCGAGCACCCGAACACCGACCGCGGACGCTGGGACGCTGAGCGCTGGGCGATCGACCACCGCACCGCGAACCCTGGACACAGCCCGACCGTCTGCCGGTTCGAGCGTTTCGCGCTGGCCGTCACCGACATGAACCCGGAAGTGTGGCGAAGGCTGTTCGAGCGATGATCGAACCGGACCTGTCCGGCCGCTGTCCGTTGTGCGACGCCGGACTGGGCGGGCATTTCATCGACTGCCCGACCGCGCTCGAAGCTGAGCAAGAGCGGAAAGACGAGGCGACGCGCCGGCTGCACGCCGTGACCGTCGTCGGCTGCCGCTGCCATGTCTGCACCAGGCGACCCGAACCCGTCGACCTGGACCAACCGAAGGAGTCCTGACCCATGTCCCGAATCTGGGCGGCGCTGCCGCTTCCGAACCCGCTCGACCAGTGGCACCCGCTGGGCGTCTGCTGGTGGCGATCGCCGCTGCCGCGCGGCGACGACGGGCACCAGATGATCGTCCGCACCGATTCCGTCCACGACGACCAGCCGGCGCGGCTGGGCTGCTGGGAGTGGTTCGACGGGCTCGACGTCCAGCTGATCCACGGCGTTGACGTCTACGGCGAAGTGTTCAGCAGCGTAGGCGCCGGCGTGATGTATCTCGACGTCCTGGCGCTGCCCGAGGCGATCGCCGGCGCGTTCGGCGAGCACGCGACGCGCTGGCACAACCTCACCGATCCGACCAGTTCGGACGGCGCCCGCTACCCCGACGACGACGAGCCCCGCGCGTATCGCGTGAAGCTGCCGCCGATGCCGTTCCCCTACGCGCCGGCCGTGCGGGACGTCGGGTTCCCCGGATGACGGGCTGGTGGGCGCTCACGCTGGCCGGGTTCCTGGGCGGCGCCACCTACGCCGGCGCCGGCGTGCTGTTGCGTGCGATCGCGCGGTCCGACTGGCTGTTCGGTGTGATGTTGCGCCGTGACCTGCGAGCGATCGCGCGCGCGAAGCGGCACAATCGGACCCATGGGCAAGCGAGGCGGAAAGGGCCGCGGCGGAACGCGTAAGTCGCTGAAAAAGCCGAAGCTGTACGACAAACTGCGCCGAAAGGGCTACAGCAAGGAGAAGGCCGCGCGTATCTCGAACGCGGTCGCGGCCGGCACGATCGACCACCACCGCGGCGGCAAGCGCGGAGGATTCCGCAAGAAGCACTGACCAGAAACCCGTCCTGACCAGTTTCACGAACGGGTTGCGCGCGATACGACATGTGGCGTACAGTAGCGGTATGAACACAGCGACCCCGACCGCAACCGCCCCCGACTACATCGGTGTGACCACCTACCACGGCCGCGCCGTGAAGTACTTCAACGATCCCGCCCGCCTGGGCTGGGCGCCGGCCGGCACCCTGGCCGAGCAGTTCGGCGCCGGCGTGGAGTTCTCCCTGTGGGAGTACTTCGGCCAGAACGACGCGCGCCAGCTGATGTTCAGCCGGACCCGCTTCGTCGCCGACGCCGCCGGCAACCTGCACGGATACGACAGCACCGGCCGCAAGGTCATCATTCACCCGGCAGACCGCCGCGTGAAGTTCCTGGCACAGAAGTAACCACCCCGACCGGCCGGCGCCAACCGGCGCCGGCCACCACCACCGCGAGAGGAAACCCGACATGACGAACCACAGCCCGATCCCCGCCCCGCCGGCCACCCGCGTCCCGACTGTCTGGGGCGACGACTGCCGATACTGCAAGCGCTACCGCCGGCCGTGCGGCCGTCACGAAGACCTGACCCTGACGCCGGCGCCCCTGGTCGCCGTCTGGGGTCCGGGCGACGTCGAGCAGACCGCGGCCGACGCGCGACGCATCGGGACCGGCGCGTGATGCACCGGAACGACTGCGACGACTGGAACCGCGCCATGTGGTACGGCCGGCACGCCTACGGCGACGAGTACGAACCGCCGGCCGGCTACGAAGGCCGGCACCGCACCCCCGACACCACCGACGAGAGGAACCCGACATGCTGAACCTTCCCCCGCTCACCGCCAAGAACCACGCCGAGGCCGTGGCGCAGCTGCGCGACCGCCGCGCGCGTCTCCTGGCCTACGCGCTCGACATGCTCGACCGCGCGGAACTGTTCGTCCACACCGCGGCCGACGTCGCCGACGAACTGATCGGCGAGGCCCGCGCAGCGTTCGAGGCTGCCGAGCGCTGCGCACCGCGGCCGGCAGCGTAGTCCCCACCAGCACGGCCGGCCGTCCCCCGCGGCCGGCCGTTTTGGTGCTCTGACCAGTTTCACGAACAGGTTGCGCAACCTACGACACATGACGTAGACTGAGGACATGACCAACACCGCGAGCAAGACCTACACCGTGAAGATCACCGACGGATTCGAGCGGAACAACCGCTACGCCGGCGAGTACGCCACCAAGGCCGAAGCGATCGCCGCATCGCGCGCCATGAAGTCCGCCGGCGCCGGCGCCTACTGCGTCTGCGTCCCCGCCGCTGCCGCGAAGACGTCGCCGGCCGCGCTCAAGATGGCCGGCCTGATCGAACAGCGCACGACCGACCAGCTGTTCGCCGACATGCTGCACCTGGACCGGATGCCCAAGACCCCCGAAACCCGCCTGATCGGCGCCGCGATCAGCGACGCCATCACCGCCCGCGAGAAGATCGACGCGCAGCTGGAAGCGATCTTCATGGACCTGGACTTCGCCGGCAGCTACCGCGACGCGATGCTGCTCGCGATCGCCGCCAAGACCGCACAGGCCGACGCGTGAGCGCCGCGGCCGTCGTCGAGCGCTACCAGCCGCGACTGCTGACCAGCTGGGCGACCCGCGTCCAGCTGGCCGGCTACGACTTCCACTTCCACGGCAAGCTGTCCGACCGCGCCGCGGTCCGCATGGCCGAAGAGCAGATCGGCCGCGAGGCCGGCCACCAGGCATTCCGCGCCGGCCGCGGGAACTTCCCGCTGACCGATCCGGCGCTGGCCGCGATCGTCCAGGGCGCCAAGGTCGGCGAGAAGCTGCACGCGCTCGAAGCGTTCAACCGCTCATGGACCCGCGCGAACCTGGCGCAGCCCGTCCCGCGCGAAGACGTCCAGGCGCCGGCCGTCGTGGTCGACGACGCCGGCCTGGTCTACGCCGACACCCTGTTCTGACCCCGACACCACATCTGGCGCGCGATCGCGACCCCTGCCCCAACGGGTAGGGGTCGCTTTCGTCTGCCTGGACAACGGCGCGGCCGGCGTGTATTCCTGGACGGCACAACCGAACACGATGCGCGGGCCGTACTCCCACCAACGACAAGAGCCCCGATCCGAAGACCGAGGCTCTTTCGGCGAGCAAGTCCCCGACAGACCGCCCGCGCATCACCGCGAGATGATTCCTGCATCGTAATACACAGGACCGACCCTGACCAGGCCGAGCAACAGCCGTCATATGGTGAGTTCCCATCCTGCCCAGAACGGTCGAGGGCAGTCGATCGCAACGGCCGCGGCGCTTACCTAGAAGGCGTGCCCGACGTCGCCACCCTTGCCGGCAGGACAGACGCCGGGGACCGCTGCGAACCTTCCGGCCACGGCTGACGAGTAATCCCCGTCGGCGCTGACATGTGGAACGCCCGACGTCCTGACGACGCGGAACGTGCCTGGTTAGCCTCTGTTCGCAGGGCTAACCGTGCCCACCCTCTGAACCCTCCGACGCAGACGGCGCAGGCTGAGCTACGCGAATCAGCCAGCACAGCGTCTATCGTCGGAGACGCGACCAGATCGCCGACCAGGAGGAAACCATGCCCACGAAGCCATCCAGCACCCCCACCGACGGACCCACCGACGGCGAGCCCACGACCAGCGTGTCCGCCCAGGACGCCAGCACCACCGAAGGCGCCAAGGCCGCAGGCGTGACCCCGCCGGCCAGCGTGCCCAGTTCGGCCGGCGGCGCAGCCACCGCGCAGCAGGACGCCGCGAAGGCGACCGGCGACCAGGTGACGCGCGTCCAGATCGAACAGGCGCCGCCGGAACCCGACGTGCTGTACCCCGGATCTGACGACGCGACGAACCCCGATCGGCCGCACGTCCGAGCGGAGTACAGCCCCTTCGAGTGGTAGGCCCGCACTGATGAGCACGGCGGCACGCAGCACCGCCCAGCGGGACCGTGACCGCCGCGCCATCATGCGAGGGCACCCCGAATGTGGGAGCCCGTACCACGACTGCCGGCAGAAGCACCCCGATTGCGGGATCTGTGGGGAGCCCATCGACTACGAACTTCCCTACCTGGACCCATGGGAATACGTGGTGGATCACGTTGTCCCAGTCATCGCAGGCGGGGCCGATGCGCTACCCAACAAGCAGGCCGCGCACCGCTGCTGTAACAGGGACAAGAGCGACCGTCTCACCGAGGCCCAGCCCACAGGCACGACGTTTGTCACAGCACGCACCTGGTAAGCCCACCACCACCACCGACCCAAGGCCAGGACCATGACCACACTCAGCACCCACCTACAGCGAGCCCTGCTCACAGCCACACACAGGCCATGCCGAGGATGCAGGGACAGCAGCTTCCACACCCACCACCTGACCATCTACGGGCGATGGCGCTACGTGTGGCGCTACCGCTTGCGTGCCCTGGTCACACGATGAGCGAGCACGACGAGCGCGCCGCAGTGAAGGCCGCAGCCGCAGCCCTGGACCAGGCCATCGCTGCACTGTGGGCCATCCCCGACCCTGACCGGCCGGCCGGCGCGATGCCAGTCGACGCGTGCCTGGTGGTTGGTGTGCAGCACGTCGAAGACGACGGCGACCGCATCGGATACGTCGAGGTCTTCCCCCGCGAGGGCAGCGCACCCAGCTACATCACGCGCGGGCTGCTGGCCGACGGGCTACGCCTGCTCGACGAGGCCGAGGCGCCACCCCAGGGCGGGTAACCCCCACCCCGCCCCCACGGCGCCCCTCGTGGCAT